TATATTTCATTTTACGTATCTCATACGATTTGTCCTTCAAACAATCATCGCATATTAAAATCTGAATAACTGTTCCCTCGGGCTGCATTATAGAGTCGAACACAGCTGAACCAAATGTCCCGTCTCCGGTAAATCTCAGCGCATGTCCCGGAGCTTCCCACGGGTCCTCTTTTCTTAAAGCTGGCTTTACGACTTTATCACAACAAAAACAATTATTATCAGCCATCTAATCCTCCAACTGGTCAAGGTTATGCTCTATATAATCAAGAAGCTCCGGATGATTATCCTCAACCCAGTCAGATTCTTCTTCATATAACCATAACAAATATTTATCCGGAACGTCCTTTAAAAGTTCTCCCCGGTGAGCTCCAAACGGCATTCTTGAGTTATCGTCCATTACTTAAATATCCAAAAACAAAAAGTAGTTCGTCTCCGACTTCCTCCCGGAGTATCAATAATCGCTGACCTCCATCCGGTTATCTTAACTATCGTATGTGAGGGGTCAATCCATTTTCTCCAGATTCTTCTGAATATCCGCTTAATCATCTTCCCCATCTTTCAGTATGCAATTATCGGCAAGGAACATCAAAGCATTTCGCACAGAGTCGCGACTCATATACTCATTATCGCACATAAGTTTCCCGTCCTCCATATAAAACGTGAAGTTCCCGAATCCAACATCAGAACACCATTGGATATTAACAGGCTTGTCCACACTTACAAAATTAGTCTCCATTTACAGGTCCCCGGCAATAACAGCACTTATAAACTCCAGGCGATATAGTAAGCTTCCACTCCTCCGGAAAATCTTTCCCACACTCATTACAATGAAGCTCTTTTCCACTGAGACCTGCTTTCAATCGCTGGCTCACAGCGTCCCAATCTATCGGCTTATTCTTTTGCCCATTTTCCATCTTTACGTACTTCCACTTTAAGGTTCTGAGGCTGCATGGCTTTCTCAACTCGCTGCTTAACAGTCTCCCCTGAAATAATCTCATGCACTTTCTGATTATGCCATACTTTCCACTTCCCAGTCTGAACAAGTCTCTTTAAAGCTTCTGCTCTGTTCTGGTGCTGAGAGCGGTGGTTACGACACTCTCCGACTGCTCCGGACTCTATATGCGTAATACGTACAGCGGAGGAAGTCTTATTTTGCTTCTGTCCTCCTGGTCCTCCGGCTCGAAACGTGTCTACCCGGAAATCTTTCTTCGTTACGCTGAATAATAGTTCTTTAGGCATCTCTTACTATCCTCAAATGGGGGGCATTAGCAAACTCTTTTATACATTCCTCAGCATCCGCATCCCGCATAAATGTCATATTAATTGGTCTATAATGAATCGGCGGAAGGTTCGATATAATGTGTCTAATGTGAGTTATCGTCTTCTCCTGTCCGCACAATACACAGTCAAATACATACACTCCCTCACCGTACCTTTCACACGCATCCTTTATAAACTCAGGCATACAATCTTTAGCTGAGCATGAGTTACAAGCAAGTGGGTTAGGCATTATTCCCAAACTCCCTTTATGATTCCCTGAACGATGCATCCATTAAATTCTGATTCTTCTTCCATTTCTTTAACGCGCTCCTCGGCATCTACTAGAGTATCGCACTCTTCGACTCCCCCTCCATCTCCATCACTGAAAGCGATAAAATATTTAAAATCAGGCATCAGAATTTACCCTCATTTCCATAGAACTTCGTCCCCTCTTCGACTATTCCAGTAACACGGCTAAAAATCTTCTCAGCTTTCTTTCCGCACTTCTCACACTTAGTATCCTTCGGAATATTACTCATAGAATGAACTTCCTCTTGCAAGTGATTGCAATCAGGATTAGTACATTGATATTCGTACGTAGGCATAGATAACTCCTTACTCTCAAGTACCTGAACACGTTTCTCCAAATCAGCTATCCGGGACTCATCTTTATCAGCCCCCTTAAAAATATCCAAATCTAGCTTCCAATCAAACCGATGTCGGACTTCCTGTATCCCAACGGCGGCTGCGGCTACGAAAACTAAAAGGATGACTAATTTAATCTTCCCCACTACTCTCCTCCTTCCGTTCAACGGGCATATTCTTAGGGAGCTTGAGTCCAATCCAATCTGCTACGACGGGTCCAATCGTCTTCTTTCCCCCGTCTTTTACGACAACGGCAGCTTCAAGATGATGGACTAAGTCCATCTCGATACGCTTAATAAACTCTGCTCCAGCGCGTCTTCCATGCTTATTGCAATATGCCCGCACTGCTTTCTTATTTATAAAGCTCACTTCACTCTCCTATAACAAACAGTATGATATAAGTATATCATATAAAAGCAATCTGTCAATATAAAAATAAAAATATTCACCCATTATTGAACCACCCATCAGTTACTCCCAAGCGCTGTCCTATCTTACGCGCAACTGTAAATCTAGGTTTCATGCTCACATCGTCCAAATCATAATTCTTAAAAACTAAAGAAGCTACTTTTGTTCCCATGTTATACTGAGTGACTATTACACAGTTGTATAATGACGAAACTTCTGGACTATTCCTATCATAATTATCATAAATATAATTCCGTAACCTGCCCTCGATTACTAATGGCATAGATGACGGAGCATCAGGACAATCCCCTACATGTATATCAGCAATAGCTCGCTGCATCATTATGCGTACTAACTCTTTGTAAAAATTCCTCTCAAATAGAATTGTCAAACCATCCCTTTCCACAATCCGGATGCTTAAATCGAAAATGTACTCCATCATCAGTAGTTATTAAATCAAAAGGTCTCATATTAATAGCGTGATGATGTTCCTTATATTTGAATATCAAATATATTGAAAACATCCCCACGAAATTATTTCTAACATGAATAGAAAAAGCTTTCCACGTCCTATCTTTAACAGATACTCCAGAATGTCTCTTTTTTCGATATTCATCCATCTTATCAAAAAACTTCTTATCTAGCTTACTGAGCTGCCTGTATGCTCTTCCAAAGGTCCGCTCCATAAACTGTTCTCTTCTCGTCTTTTCCATTATTTATTTATCTCAAATCCAAGACGTTCATATATTTTTAAATGTCTACTGGCATATCCGCGAGCACGGTGACTCCATGTGTCTACAATCTCGGTAACAATAGGACGCTTCTTAACAACAGTAGTCCTGGTTAATCTTCCTATCGCTTGCTCTATATTAGAATGCGGTGTTGCAAGAATCATTCCATTAAGCTCGGGGATATCTACAGCTTCACTGATAAACTGATATGTCCCGACAATAATATCATAATCACTGAATGCTTTAAAGACTTTCTCAGCGCTCATTCCTCCGACAGTCTTCGTAGCTTTTTCTCCCATATCCTCCACGCACTCTATTATCTCATCTACATGAGCAAGACGGTGCGTAAGTATCATTACTTTCCTTCCACTCCCCCGCATCTTAACGGCATGCTTAGCTATAATCTTGGTCCTCTCCCGTAAGCGGGATATAGTCGTTATCCAACGAGCGAGTCCGAACTTCCCCTGTCTATTACGGAATGCTTTATCGTCCAGTCTCCCATTAACTCCTATCTGATGGACAAGTCCTCCAACATTCATCGTACGATTCTGCGCTAGAATCGGTCCGACGTGCTTGAGGAATACTCCATGCATCCCATCTCCACGATGCGGGGTAGCGGTAAGTCCCATCATATACCTCGGATTAAACTTGGTGGCAGTATCAAAAAACGTCGGGGCACTTATGTGGTGCGTCTCATCAGTAATTACAAATCCAAACGATGAGAACAAGTTCGGAGCATAATCTCTGGCATTAAACGACTGTAGCATCCCTATAACAATATCCTCTGGATACTCGCACCTATCCTTTTGGATTATCCCAACAGAAAAATCCCCCTTCAAGAACTGAGCAATGCGGTCCACCCACTGCTGCATTATAAATTCTTTATTTACGAGAACTAACGTATGCATTTTAAGCTTAGCAAGAATATATAACGCCATAACTGTTTTTCCCGTCCCCGGTCCGGAGCATAGGATTCCTCCTCCAGTACGAGGGAGCTCATCAAGAAACTGGTCAGTAAGCGTTATCTGATTCTTTCCTTCATCACGCGTCGCATTAAACTCAACGTCAATAGGCCACCCATCAGACAAATCGACTTCTCCCGGGGTCCCAAATGTCTTTAATCCATAATATCGCGGTACGCGAAAATACTTTGCGTCCTCTCGATACAGAATAACGCTGGCTTTCTTCCCTCCTCCGGTATTCACATCGAATTCACGCGGAACTTCTATAAGCTCTTTTTTAATGGCGAGCATATCATGCCCTGCAAGATTAGCTTTATCAGCATAATACCAATAAGAAAGTTTATTCAAAATCACAATCCTCACAACTTCCGTTACACGATAACAAAGCTCTTTCAGTATGTCCTATTAACATCAGAGCATCAAGAACTCCCTCAACATCCCGTCCATTAGAGTACAGGTTATACGGGAAAAATGAAATAACCATCTTACACTCGTTACTATTACTGATTATCTTATGGATATCGTCCTTTACGATATCCTTCGCATTCATCAAATAGCTGGCTACTGGGCGCACTCTGCACAGATTTTCAGCTAACTTCCGCATCATATCATCTCTCGTAAACTTAGGCATAACAAATCTTCCCTCCGCAGCAGCTGCTGACAACATACGTTTCTTTATCATCGGGGTCATAAGCTTCTGCAACGTGTTTAAATAGGTCAATCTCGTCGTCCTTATGAGCTCCGCATTTTCCAGGGCACGTCATTGCCTTTACCCAGCGATTTCCGATGTATCCGTCTACGAGAACTGGAACACGGAGTTTTACTGCATTATTCATAATATCTGCAATCCCAGTATAAATCTTATATGGATGATTTCTCTCAGGAACAGAGAACATCAATTCATCGTGAACTTGAATAAGGGCTTTTATATCAAGCTCCGGATTATTCTGCATATACTGATGAATCTTCTTGATAGCAATTGCCATAATATCAGCAGCACTTCCCTGAATAGCAGAATTAAAGTACTGACGAAAGGCTCTTTCACGTTCCTGGTCATCCATATGTCTGTCGCAATAAATCCTTCTCTGTCTTCCTGTGAGAAGAGTCAACGGGTATCCTTTATACAACTTCTCCCTGAGATGCTCCATATACTTCTTAATCCCACTATACTGAGAAAAGAACTCCTCAATGAAAATATAGGCTTGTCTTTTTGATATATCCGCTTGTTCCGCAAGAGAATTAGGTCCCATCCCATAAACTATGCCGAAATTGATAACTTTAGCTGCTCTACGCTCTTCAATTCCGAGAAGTCTCTGAGTTGTGGCGTGGATGTCATCCCCATTCTTGAACGCTTGCATCATCTTAGGCTCTTGGCTCAAATGAGCGAGAACTCTAAGCTCAATCTGTGAGAAGTCCAATCCAATGAAAATCCTCCCTTCTTCGGGTATAAATACGTCCCGGAAGGCTCCGTGTGTCGGCATCTGCTGTAGATTGGGCTGAGAAGCGCTCATTCGTCCCGTAACGGTACGAACCTGATGAAACGATGGATGGATACGCCCATCTGGAGAGTCCCTCAGAAACAGTATAAAGGGCTCTGCGAACGAATCGATGAATTTGGTCAATGCCCTATGTCTAAGGAGAAGTCCGGGTATTTCACTTCTTTTACCGACAGCGCGCTCCAAACGCTTAAGAACGGCATCAGCAGTGCTGTAAAACCCACTCTTCCCTTTTTCAGTAATGTCGTTAGTAGGAAACCCCTGTCCCCCGCTCTTTTTCGACTCAAACAAAACTTTTGATACTTGCTGCGAAGATGTCAAAAGGAACTTCTGTCCGCATGCTGTATAAATCTTCTCAGTAATCTCCTCTATCTCTTTCCTGACGCGTATCCTGAAATCACTGAGCTCTCTGGCTGAAATCTTAATCCCGTTGTACTCCATATCTGCGATATACTTGCATACGGGCATCTCAAGCTCAAGGAGTATATTCAACAAATCCTGCTCCTCTATATTCGGGAGGAGTGCGTCAAATAGCTTAAGCGTAAAATGTGAGTCCTCTTTTGCATACTCTTCAAGAGAAGGAACTTCTTCGCTATCTTCAAAAAGCGTCCCTTCAAGCTCAGCCATCTGCTCATACGGAATCATATTGTGGTTGAAAAACCTCTTGATAAGGTGGTCAAGAGAATATTGCTTATAATTCTCATCAAGTAACCATGCCATTATCATGGTACACGCAAGCTGAGCAACAGGCTCTATTCCCCACTTGTACTTTAACCATTTGTAATCAAACGCCATATTATGCGCTATTAATATCGCATCCGTCCTAGCGGATACTACTGCCATCACTTCTTTCCCCTCGTCACCCGGGAGCCAGAAGTCGCCATCCCGAGTTGAGATGGCGACTCCTTTAATTTCTCCCGTACGAGGCGTAAGTGATGTAGTCTCAAAATCAAACACAACATACTTGTGCTTCTTAACTGATTTGAGACACTCTTCCTTCTGTTTAGAAGGGGACGGCTCCTGGGTCGTCTTCATAACTTACATCCTCCTCAGCTGAGTAATCGTCGTCGTCCTTCTTCGAAGATGAAGAGGACTTTCCTTTAGGTTTTCCTCTCCAGTCAGCAATGTCCGCGATTTCTTTCATCTCGTCCATTGAATAAGGCTGGAGAATCTCTTTATAATCGACTGCTTCATATTCTTCGACATCTGCTTTGTCCATATAATCCCAGTCGTCCCCTACAGTAGGAGCTTGGTCCGCTGCTGTACGGGTTACAGAAAACCGTTTTCCGACAATTCCCTTAAGCTTCTTGAACTTACTGCGAAGCAATTCGAGGGTGTAGTACTTTGCTGGAAGAAGAGCTACGTAGTTTTTTACTTCCTCGTTGTCTTTCTTCTTAACGTACCCAGTGTGGTCCACGATAGTGAAGAACCCGACATGATACGCTTTGTTCTGCGCATCGCACAGAGGACACGTCCCTTTTTTGGGATTTCCCCTGCTGTCGCGTTTTGCAACACATGTTGCGTATCCTGGACTATTGTCAATCCAGAAATTGTGCTCGAAAATACGAAAGCACTTGTCGTCAATGAACGAAATCTCTTTCGTCTCGTCTTTCGGAATCCAGAAACGCGGAGGAAGTGCTTCGTCGTCCTTATTTTTCCTCTGCCACCACGCGTATCCCCCTGTTCCTCCAGAACTCGGGATGTCTTCTTTCGAGGGAATTCCCTCATCATACCATTCACTCATCTTATGTTCTCCTTTTTTAGAACAATTCTCGGTCATCAAATATTCTGACCAACTCTTCTCTGGGCAAATCTGCGGGGTCAGTTCCATCGGGCAATTTGGCTTTAAAGAGCAAAGGTATATGCTCTGATAGAAACTTTTTTGCGCTT